AGACGCCCCTTGCAGGACGCCTGGGAAAATGATATAATTCAGGTGTCTAAGCTGATTATATCTTTCCGGACATCCGGCAAGAGAAAATCTATGTAAGAGGCCGTTCAGTGCTGGTAACACTGGGCGGTCTGTTACTATTTAATTCAATAAGTCTGCAATGGCAATAGTTAAATGCCTACAGTGATTGGCTATGTGAAAGCGTGATTGGTAGGTGGCACGTATTCTCCACGATACTCACACGCATCTAAGATTTTTCAGTGTCTTCATATTGCGCCATTTCATCCTGGTGTTCTAGATATGCATTGCACATACGAGCATAAGCAAGAGCCTGTTCATTGGATAGTTGCGACTTTTGCTCTGTACTTGTCGCTTTAACGTTATTATTGCATGGTACATCTTGAGTAGTTTCAATAGATATTGGTTCAGGTGTCCCTTCTGTATGTTCGTATGAACATTTGAAAGGTTGCATTGGTTGTTTACCAAAATCTGCATTTATATTAAACTTTTTATAAATCTGCACAAGTATTTTTATAATTGCTTTTATTACTAAAATAGTGGAAATTCCTATAAGCGCTAAAATAGCAATTCCAAAGGATAATGTGCCTAAGCAAAGAATAAGAGCAATTCCCAATAGTAGCTTAAAAAATTCATTTAAGAATGAGCCTTTTCGCCACCAAGAGAAGAATATAAAATATAAGGACTCCCACCACCAACCAATAATTATCCAATAAAGACATCCTTTTTTCTTCAATTATACTACACACCTTTATTTTAATCTTAATTCTATAAGTTCTTTCTGATATCCCAAAATTCGTGAAAGCTGATCTAACAGTACTATTATTTAACCTTCCAAATTACTTTTCCCATATAGGTAAAGTATGATATTCACCTATATCCAAGTATGGTTCAAACTGTATATAATAACCGTCGATAATTGTATGAGTTCCGTATGTCTGACGGTAACGATCCAGAGCTTTGCTAACTATTTCTTCTGAAATATCCAGGTATTCTGAAATATCATAAGCATTTCTACAATGCGCTTTGTAGGCTTTTATAATATCTATAAGTGGGAGCTGTTTGGTATAAGCCCAGGCACGAGCAATAAATTCTTGCTTACGGGCATTGGATGAGTCTTGCTCAATGATCCTGCCTACAGTTGTATAATAATGTCCCATTTCTTCTGCCAGGACAGCAGCTTTTTCTTTTAAAGTAGGAATATCCTGGCGTATTGCTATGCGGCGTCCTTTACAACGTCCGTCACTGGACTGTAACGGAGCTTCCTTTACGATTAGATTGTTATTATCGGCTTCTATCAGTAATTCATCGTAGGTCAATCAGATCAAGCCTCCTACTTTCCCCAGAACTCATCATTATCCATAAGGTCGTCATCATGCTTCTTCATCTCGTCAGTTGGCTTTATGTCGGTTCGGTCATGAGCGGCATCCGGCATAAGATGAAGTTGTTCTTCTTCCATTTTCTGAACTTTCAAGAGACTTTCAGAGTAATAGCTTACTTTGCGTAAATTAGCATCGTTCAGATCCTGAATATTAGAGAATAATGTATCTATTTGTTGTTCTCTCGGTGTTTTATCGGCAGCATAAAATAGATGAATAGTATTTTTTTCTGTATTAATTAAAACCATGTTGATAATCCGTCTGAGTGCTGCGGCCTTTTTATTATAGGATATGTCAGGACTTTTTAAGAATTCTATTACATTAAGAGTTTGAGTTCTATTAGTATAATCAAT